ATGGACCAGGTATGGCCCAGGCCCATTAGCGCGCCCCTCTGCGACACGAGGGTGCTGCCGTCAGGGTAAGAGAGAAGCTGAGGTCCGTTAAGGATCCTCAGCCCATCAATTACCCACGGCGGTAGCAGCCCCGAATCTCCCAAACCGTCGGTCAGAGCTAGCAGTAGCTCGGTGGAGAGTGTGTCAGACGCGGCCGTCAAATCGGAGGAGATTATCCAATCTCCCTCGACCCGACGGTCCGAATGACCCACCCTCCTTGCAGCCGCCTCGTCGTCCCCTTTCAGGACATCCGCGCAAGCGGGTGTCCGTCGAAGGCCGGCGAGTAGGTAGGGTCTGATGAACGAAGCAACGATGGTCGCCGGCAGGGCCGGGATCGTTGCTATGCGACACTTGAAACCTCTTTCAGGCAACGCGAGAACCTTGTTTGGGGGTAATTCCTCTTCATACAACGAAGAGATAGCCCAATCACGGATCGCGGTTGACCTGAAGGAAGCATCAAGATCGCACTCCGAGGGTAACGGAGCGTCTATCTTCTCTACCGCACGGCGCACGTTCTCCTGTACGGAAGCAGGTAGTGGATCCACCGAATAGGTGAGTCCACACAGAGCGGCGGAAATCCCGCCCTCCCTGCGTCCGCTACCGAGGACAGACGACTCCATAGTTCGGGGGTGCGCGAACGCACCGCCTTTCTTTAGGAACCGTCTGGCCCAGTAACAGGCGAACGACCGAGCAGCGACCTTAATCTCGTCGTCGACAGGATGGGGGGTACTAAGTACCTCCCGGTGGGTGGACAGTGCCTTAGCTAGGACCTTTGCATTACCTTCCGGTAGTGCTCGGCCTATATAAGACAGCTGATCCAGCACCGACTCTGACAGAGTCATCCCTCCGAAGACGGGCTTAAGGCGCCTGGCAAATCCTTCAGGGGCAGTTTCCCAATTGTAGGGAATCTGCTTGATCGAGTTCCGTCGGCAGTCAGAAGCATAGTCCTTTATGCTCCTGATCACGCCTTCGACGCCCCGATCCACCTGATGGACCAGCCACGCTGCTAGCCTGTACAAGGCACCGGCTCGGTCTCGGTCGGAGCGTTTTGACAAGTCAAAACGCACCAACTGGGGGCTCACGGCCGCCAGGCCTGCCATAATGGCAGACCATGACGACTCGAGCAACCGACCCGGAGCTTTGTACTCCTTCCTCCACAGTACCGGTTTAACCCGGTACGTTCCATTCCTCCTTGCACCCTTCAGCGAGCGGGACCTGGATTCAGAGGCTTGTAACCTCTGTCCAGAATCCTTCCCGCCTTCGGGCTCACGGGCCCGCGCGACATACTTGGACAAGTCCAAGGATGCCGCGCGGCCCACCAATGAGCCACGAAGTACCGCTGAAA